CTCATTTGTTATCGGTGGCCCTGTATCAATCTGCCCTACTATGTCGTCAACATCAACACTTTTACCATCCGGTGCTTTAGCAATAATTGGATTACCATCACTATCAAGAATAGTAATTACAGGTTCAATTGATTGTCCATCAGGATCTCGCTTAAATGCATCTTCAAACCCTGACAATGCACCTACAATACCACCACCACTTATCTGGTCAGACGATAACCCAACCGAAGCTAATACCTGAGGAGGTATCATTCCTGACAAACTAGCAACGGCTGCTGCTAATCCTAATATTCTCTGACCAAAACTCATCTCTGGAGCTTCTGGTACTTCAATCTTTAATAGAGAATAACTCCCAATAGGCGCATCACCACCCGTAATATCAACATATAATGTTTGGTCAATAACTTTGTCTTGAGTTATTGCACCTTTATGAGTCTTTTGTAATTGACTGTACTTTGATTCAGGCAGCTTCATATAAAGCCGTGACTCATCATAATCAAACGGGAAGTCTTTGAGGTTAATACTTTCTTTTAATGTACGAGATAAAGGAATGCCTTTCTCATTCAGTTTATTAATGAAATCCTGATAATAAACATCATGTTGTGTCCAATCCCTTTGCGCTCTTTCTATACCAGCTTCATTATCACGCCAATTAGCGGCTGCATTGGCAGCACCTCTAATACTTTTACCTGTCATTAATGAGGCTTGAGTCTTTCCCTGCAAAGAACTGATATCATTACCAAATGGTGTTTGACCTTCTACCCTAGGAGCACCAGCTTCCTGCCAATCATCCCATATCTGATTTGCATCATTAAAACGCTGTTCAGTATCAGGGTCATTCATGTAGTTTTCAAACCACGCCCTCATACTAAAATCATCGCCTAAATCATAATCATCTAACGTGTAGTTACTATTACGATCTAGTAAACCTTGATCCCACTGAAATTCTTGCGTTGAATTACCTGTCATCATGCCACCAGATGTACTTGGCGCACCTTCAGGAACATTATCAGGGGTTGTATTTAAAGTTTGAAAGGTTGTAGGCGTTCTAGTGTTTGGTAAAGGTTGTGCTCGATTAGGTATTACAAAATCATCAGCAGACATATTACGGGGATCAGGTATTGGCTCCCATGCCTCTCTGAAACCAAGACCTGCACCAAATGGACTAACAGATAACTTAGCTCTGTAGAATGTACCAAACCGATCTACTACATCTCCAGGTTTATACGCATTAGCACGACTGTAAACAGTTGCATTAAAGGGTACGGTATCCGTAGCTGCTGGTAATACACCATACAACTCTTTAGACAATAATCCCTTGACGGGTGTGAATGTATTAAGACTCATTAGCCTTTTGCCGTTGCATTAACAACCTCCATCACTGCCATCAATGTACTGGCTAAACTGCTTATCGCTATACCCATCCACTTTAACCATTTTTGCACCTGATGCCAAACATCCTGCTCTTTCTGCTTCAAAGCTCTAGCTTCTGCTGCCCTTACTTTCTTACATTGAGCCTGAAACTTTAACCAATCATCGTAGAGTCCTGCCCTACCACTATAAATCATCCACTCCCGAATCCACTCTTCCTGCTTGCGGAGCTTCTCTAACTCAAAAAAGTTTTGTAATTCACTTTTCTTTTTGCTTCTTTTATTACTGCGTCTTGCAATAATACTCTTACAATTAAAGTAAGTGGCACAGCTATCACTTACATCATAAAACTCTTTACCATTCTGCAAGGCAGTTTTAATCGTAGCAAATGCTTTATTAGCCTGTTGTATTTCTTCAAGCACACTATCGTCTACTCATGAACGCTGTAGCACCAAAATACGCGGCTACAATCGATGCTTGTGCTATGTAAAATAAACCAAGAAGATCAGACAATGCCTCTACCCTTTTATCGGGCATCATAGGTAACATCAAGAAAATAGAAAATATAATCATAGATAACATAGCTATCCATGCCATCTGCTTCTGAGAGTCTGCCTTTTCTTCTCGCAACTCTAGCTCAGTCATTTCCTGATGCCGACTTATCTCATCATCTGTTACAGTACCATCACCATCTAAATCATACTTTTCATACTTGGACTTTCTCTGTAATTTTTTATTTGCCATAGTATTCAACCGCCAAACCTTCTTTTAAAAGCATCTCACAAATATTTACACCATCACTACTCCTAAATGGTGTTGCCAATATCCGACCATACTTACCCTTGCCATGAGATAAAATCTCTAACGTGTCCTCACACAACTCCTTAACTCTTTCTTTGGCAATCAGACCTCGTTTTTTCTCTTCTAAGTCCCTTGTTCTTGTTTCTGGGGTGTTTATACCATATAGCCTCAATCGTTGATTAGAGAGCGTAATACCGAACCCCAGATCAATGTCTACATCAATTGTGTCTCCATCAACAACTTTTAAGAGCTTGCACTTGTAATAATAAGGCTTCATAACTTCTGTGTCTTGAACTTCCAGTCAATACACGTTGTACTTACAACATACTCTTCTTTTTCTGCCCACTCTCGTCCGTTTTCTTTTTCCGTCTTCGTCAGATAATTTATACAATCAATGTGATTGTCAAACGTGCCAGCATATATGGTTGTCTTGCACACTGTTTTAGTATCATCCATCATGCAAATCAACAAAACAGCACTAAATAACTCAATCATTTGTTTAATTCAGCACTAATATTTATGTACGCCTCATTCTTATCTGGTGTTGACTTATCATCTGCAATATACCGACCCTTCTTATCCCTAGCCCGTACCTGCTTGAACTCCCTGTTAAAAAACAATTTTAAATGTTGATCATATAACCACTTAATCATTTTTCTCTTGACACTCCTTGAACCTTTTCAACGCTTCTCATTGCACCGAGTCCCAACATTCCCATCAACACAGGCATCATTGTACTGGTGTCAATCAAAGGAATTGTAACTTGTGATTCTGCTAACGCTAAACCAAAATTAGCCATTGGTATTACAATAAAGTTGCTTGCCATCCCTAGAACACAAACCCATCCCACAGCAGGTCTCCATCCAGCAACAAACATAGACTTGGAAGCTGCTTCTACCTTATTGACTTCCAACTGACCTTTTGCCAATTCCTGCGCGTGACGTTCTGCCATCGTGCTTATCTCATGGGCCAAAGCATTCTTCGTATCTTTATCTTCAATAAACTTATCTAACAATCCTGCGACTGGTCCAATCAATGCCTGAAGCATAAATCCTCCAAAATAAAAAAGGCAATGGGGAAACCCACTGCCTTTCTCATAGTGCGTGAAATGTTCATCTTAATCCTTAAATAGAGGCTACAAGCCCCTAAAATTAAAGGACTAAAACAAAGCCAGTTTCAGAACGCAATGGCTCAATTCCAAACAGACGATCTGCTGTAAGGAGTGTTGCCAGATACTCTTGCTTGTACTGAGTCTGTGATCTGACACCAAGCTGCTCCACCAATACCATAGTATCAGTATGAGCAAGGATAGCTGCCTTCACATCAACAGAACTTGCTGAGTTATCACTTGCAGTTTCTACAGTCTGACAATTGTTTGAAACAAATACATCAATACCATAAAGGTTACCAATCTGACCATTTTGCACCGTCTGACCTCCAACAAAGTCAGATGAGGTATAACGATCAATACCCATGATAGAGTTTCTTGCTGAAGGGGGTACAACAAGGAAACGGCCGTCCATAGGCGTACTTGCTTCATCCATCTTCTGAATCAACTCCCTGAATCCAGCATCAGTAAATACATCTGTACCACCAACCACTGTATCTGCACTATATGCAGTAAGACCATTAGAAGCATCAATAAAGAATGAATTGCTGTGAATGTAGTCGGTTGCACTTGCATTACCCTGGTCACCAAAGTTCTGTGCCAGATCATGAAGTGCAGTGTCTACCTGAAGGGCCAATGCATAACCTGCATCATCAGTGTAGAACTGACGCAAGCTAGCAAGTGCCTGAACCTCAACAATATCATCAATCAAACGGGAATATTCGAAATGCTGATTGATTGCTACCTGTACTTCAGTAGACGTACCATGAAGAATATTGACCAAAGCACCCTCAGTCTTCTGACTTGCTGCGCCACGATCAGGTGATGGGATATGTATAACATCTCCCTTTTGTCCTTCCATTGACATTGTTTTAACAAGGTTAGCCAATACAAGGTTCTTCTCATAAGCAGCTACAATTTCATCCGACCAAATCTCAGGGATAAATGTTGCTGCCTCTGTAGCACTGATTGCCTTTGCAGCAGTGCCAAACGAGCCACTTGTAGAAGTGACATATGATGGTTGTGTTGCCATGATATTACTCCATTATCTTTTAACGCGACCTTCTGCATAAGCTCTCAATATTTCATCATTCAAAGCATTATACATTTTTCGGTTATTCGTTCTCATTTCATCAAGTTTGAGTTTATGGAAAGTTTGTTTAGAACTTGGCGTAGTCGAACCACGAGTGTTACCTGTTGATGCTGCCTTTACCTGCTGTTTTCTGCCATTAGTGACTGTTTGCGCCACAGACTGCTGACGCTCCTTCCACAATGACATTAACTCAGAGGCTCTCTCATAGTCATAGTTCTGATCCGCGTTTCTAAAATCCCTTTGCCGTACTGGTGAAGCAGCAATCCATTCCTGGAATCTAGGGTCAGCAACAATGTC